ATAAGGTGTTGACACAAAGATGATTCCAAAGAATTTATTTCAAACATACTATTGTGATTACAAGGATTTACCTAGTTATGTAAAAAATTGTACAGAAACATGGCAGCAAAACAACCCAGATTTTAATTATATCTATATGAATGAATCTGAATGTCATAAATGGCTACTAGAAAACTATGATCCTCAATACGCAAGAGCTTACGAGTTGTTAAAGCATAAAGCACAGAAGGGAGATCTTTGGAGATATAGTGTTGTAAATAAACTTGGCGGGATATACATGGACATAGACACTGTGTGCAGAAGACCTCTTTCTGATGTAATTGATTACAATTATAATTTTATCACATCGCTAGAGCTAGAAAAAAATTCAATGTTTACTCAATGGGGTTTTGGAGGACAAGCAAATAATCCTATTCTAACTAACCTAACAAACTATATTATAGAAAATGTTGATGGTTGGCCAGATAATCAAAATTCTTTAAAAACTGATTTAACTGGGCCAGTGTCTTTTCAAAAAGCGGTAGTTAGCGTATTGGGTAACGACGCAGACTCAATAGTTAATTTAATGGATTCACATGATAGTAGTGTTTTAGATTTTGGTTTGACCTGGGAAGATCGAATTAAAAGTGCTACAGAAGAAATAAATAATTCTCCTGCAGCGCAAAAAGAAAAATTTGGGCTGTACACCTATAACTTTAATCAAGCTGGTAGACATTTTATGTCTTCGCAAAGGTGGACAGACAATACATTTGGCAAACCAGGAGTTGTAACTAGAATTCTTGGTAGAAATCCTAGACAAATAAATACTGATTATGCTGAGGTTAAAATATATTTAAAAAATAGACCTGGCTATAACTCGTTTGGAGGAATGTAAATGGCATTTGATTTAATTGGTTTAAATCCAACTGGAATAGAGGGAAGGCATTTTAGAAGAAATATTACTGCCTGGTACTATTTTTGGGATAGTATTAGTGATCTTTATCCAGAGATAGCGTCTAAAGTTGAATACGCATATTCTAATGATGGAGATATATTAGACAAAGAGTCTTGCGAAAAGTTAGCAACATTAATGATTGATGACATAGAAAATGGAACCATTAATCATTATTGTTATCAAAACTTTACAGTAAAGAAAATTATATCTCCTTCATACGCAGACTACTACGATTTTTATTTATTTTTAACTCAATCAGGTGGATTTAAAATATGTTAAAGCTTTATCAGAGCAAAGAGTGGTTGTATAGAAGATATGTTGTTCAAAAGAAAACCGTAACAGAAATAGGAAAAGAATGCGGTGTATCTGCTATGACTATACAAAGATACCTAGAACAGTTTGGGCTGATTAAAAAAAGATGACTAATCCAGAAGCTTTTGATAATATTTATATAAATAATACGTGGGGTTTTAAAAGTGGAGCAGGCTCAAACCCAGTATTTGCTAAGCCATGGATTGATCTTGTTAATTATTTTCTTTCAAGAAAAGATGTTAAGACTGTAATTGATGTTGGTTGCGGAGACTGGAGAATAGGTAAATGTTTAAATTTAGAAGGTAAAGATTACACTGGTATAGATATAAGTTCAGTTATTTTAGAAGAAACATCATTAAATGCTAAAGAAAATATTAAATTTATACATGGAGATTTTGAAACTTTAGACATACATGATGCGGATTTAATTTTAATTAAAGATGTATTACAACACTTGACAAACTCTTCTATATATAATATTATTAATAAAATCATGGGCAAAACAAAATATGCTTTGATTTGTGATGATTTAGATAGAGATAATAAGGCTAATAATAATGCAGATATTTTGCCAGGATTACACAGATTTATTGATCTATCTCAAAAACCCTTTAACTTTAATTTTATACAATTAGAATATTTTAAGGGCAAAAACATTAGTCTATATATTAGAGATGAGGAGCGGTAAATGTTAAAGCCAGTATTTGAAGATGTAAAAGATTTTAATTGTTCAGATTTATATTTAAAGTCAGTTAGTGCTCCTTCAGGCGCTAAAATCTGGGGCGCATGCCATGAAATTGCACATTTATTAATTGAAAAGAATATATCATATGGAGACTCAGCATTAAGTCCAGCACGTATATTTTCTCAAGCGGATTCTGTAGAACAACTTAAAGTTAGAATTGATGATAAATTAAATCGGGTTATGCACAATCAAGGGTATGCTGGGGATAATGATGTCGACGATCTGATTGGATATTTAGTTTTATATAAAATAGCTAAATCTGTTTGATTTTTTAGTCGACTAGAAGTATAATGTATATATGACAGAATTAGAGCCAGCGGTACATTTTGACCGAATGAATAAAGTAGTTGAAGAGCTGCTAAAAGGAAAAGCAATTTCTGGAGCAGACCAGCATTATGCTATGCTTATTAAAGAAGCCTGGAAAACTGTAGAGGATGCAGATACTCAAGGTCAGTTAAACGTTAAAGCAGGCGCACTTAAATTAATTGCAGACATAGAGACTAAAAGAATTACAATGCTTCAGGCCGTTGGCGTTTTAGAAAGCAATGAAATTGCATCTCAAATTGCAGAAACAGAAAGAAAGCAAGAAATTTTAGTTGGCATATTAAAAGAAGTAACCGCTGGATGCCCTAAATGCAAACTAGATGTAGCAAAAAGATTGTCTCAAATAACTGGTATTGTTGAATCCGTAGTAGTAGAAGAGTCCGATGTCGTTTGATTTTAACGATCTAATTGATCTACTTGATGGCGAAGAGTTTGAAGAGAAACCAGTAGACCTTCGTGAATTTGTTACAAGCCCAAACTATTTAGGTCTTCCTCCGTTATCAGATCTTCAATATACTTTGATTGAAAAAAGTTCACAGATATATAAAGAGTCCACACTTATAAAACTATTTGGAGAAGAAGAAGGAAAAAGAATTGCAAAACAAACTGCAACAGAAGTAGTTGCACAGTTAGGCAAGGGAAGTGGAAAAGATTACTGTTCTACTATTGCTGTTTCATATATAGTATATTTACTATTATGCTTAAAAGATCCAGCTTCTTATTATGGGAAGCCACCAGGAGATGCAATTGATATTATTAATATTGCTATAAACTCACAACAAGCAAACAATGTTTTCTTTAAAGGATTTAAAACTAGAATCGATAAATCTCCTTGGTTTGTAGGAAAATATGAAGCTAAAGCATCTGAAATGAAATTTGATAAAGCAATTACAGTTCATTCAGGACACTCAGAGCGTGAAGCGTGGGAAGGTTACAATGTTATTGTTGTTATTCTAGACGAGATATCTGGCTTTGCTATTGAAAATACAACAGGACACGATCAAGCTAAAACTGCTGATGCTATATACGATATGTACCGTGCATCTGTGGATTCTCGTTTTCCAGATTTTGGTAAAGTAATTCTTCTATCATTTCCAAGATTTAAAAATGATCCAATTCAAAAGTTTTATGAGTCAGTTATTGGAGAAAAAGAGACAGTAATTAGAACACATAAATTTAAAATTGACGAGGACCTTCCAGATGGAACTGAAGGAAATGAGTTTGAAATTGAATGGGAAGAAGACCATATAAAATCATACCTTATTCCAAAGGTATATGCGTTAAAGAGACCCACATGGGAAGTAAATCCAACAAGAAGTATTGAAGATTTTAAAACAGCATTTTATAAAAATACTATGGACGCTTTGGGTAGATTTGCTTGCATGCCTCCAGAAATGATTGATGCATTTTTTAAGTCAAGAGAAAAAGTAGAAAAGGCTTTTAATAATACTGGAATTGCAGTAGATAAATTTGGAAGACTAGAAGAATGGTTTAAGCCAGACCCAGACAAAAAATATTTTATTCACGTTGACTTGGCTCAAAAGCACGACCATTGTGCAGTTGCAATGGCACATGTTGATAGATGGGTAAATGTTAAAGTTACAAATGATTACTCTCAACCAGCTCCAATAGTACATGTAGATGCAGTAAGATATTGGACTCCTACACCAGATAAGTCTGTAGACTTTACTGAAGTAAAAGACTATATTCTTTCTTTAAGGACAAGAGGTTTTAATATCGGTGTCTGTACCTTTGACCGATGGAACTCTCACGATATGATGCAACAATTAAAGCAATATGGAATTAATACAGAAATTTTGTCAGTTGCAAAAAAACATTATGACGATATGGCTATGGTTATTTTAGAAGAAAGAATTAGTGGCCCACACATACCGTTACTTATTGATGAATTGCTTCAGCTTAAAATTATGAGAGACAAGGTAGACCACCCACGAAAGGGCTCAAAAGATTTAGCTGATGCAGTTTGTGGATCAATATTTAATTCAATTAGCAGAACAAGACCAGACTTGAATAATGAAATAAATATTCATACATATGAATCTATGTCCATGTATGATGATTTTAGTAGAGATAAATCAGACGTTATTAGCACAAACATGATTCGTCCGCCCAGGATGCCAGAACGTTTGTCAGATGCCTTGGAAGGGATGGAAATAGTATGAGTACATATCAAGAAAAAGCAAAAGAGTGTAAGTGTTGTGGTAAGCACGTTCCTCTTCCTACAGTTTTAAAAGACTACAATGGAGTTACTGTATGCCCAACTACATTTTCAAACTGCATGGAATATAAAAGAATATGGAAGTCTTTAGGCCAAAGGCCGAGTGGCTCAGTTAGGAAACATTTTTCAGAGTACGTTCAAAACCTTGTTGAACAGGAAAATTTAAATGAGTCATAATCAATGGTTCTTAAATCCTTTAGGAGACATTAATTTAACAGATGAAAACTATAATACACTTCTATATAACAATATAGACAGAGGAAACTTTAGTTATTTAAAAACATTAGGAAGATCTGGTTCGGTTCATGATTATATACGTTACAACTATAATAGTCATGGATATAGAAGTATAAAATTTGAAAAAACAAAAGATTTTTTAGCTGCAGGATGCTCACAAACATTTGGTGTTGGTGTCGATGAAGAGTTTATATGGTCAAATGTTTTATCTAAAAAACTAAATGTAGAAATGCCTAATTTATCAATTGTTGGAGGCTCAATACCTTCCATAATCAACAACCTGTTCGCCTACTTTAAAAGTTTTGGGGAACCTAAGACCCTATTTTTATTTTTGCCAGACCCATATAGAATGCAAATACCTACACAAAGAAAATATATAACTTCTGATCATATTAGAGAAGAAGACCCCAGAGAGCCAAATCCAAACTACTTGACCTATCTTTATCTTCAAAGAAACAAAAGAAGAGAATTTGAAAAATATCAAAAGATGCCATTCGACTTAGAAAGCATTCTAACTCCAGACATACCTTTTCTTTATAGCATGAGAGCAATAGAAAATTTAATACAATATTGTGATAATTTTAATATAAAGTTAATGTGGTCTACTCACGACATGGGCTTTAATTCAATGATGTCTGATGTAAAATATAAAAATTATGTAGACTCCGAAGAACATTTATGGGCTGTAGAAGGTTACTATGGTAAAGATCATTTTGGCTATGAAAAGTTTATTACGACAAAAACTGTATACAAGGGCATTCCATGTCATGAAGAACTAAGAAATTTAGACCCAAGGATATTTGAGCGTGGTAACGATGGCTCTCATTACGGGATACATCAACACTACCATATTGCAGAAATTTTTGAAAAGGCTTTTAATGACTAAACAGCCCGTATATAGAATAATGTATTTTGTCCAAAGAGTTAAAGTTAAACTTTTTAAAAAAGATAAAGATCAGAGAAAGTACATATACTAATGATAATAATGGGAATAAATGAATCTTCTCACGATGCATCAGTATCTTTAATTCAAGACGGTGAGATACTTTTTGCTGGGCATGCAGAAAGATATAGTAAAGAAAAAAATGATTGGTACATTAATGAATCTTTAATTAAAGATGCATTACAATATGGGTTTCCAGATCGTATAGCTTATTACGAGAAACCCCTTTTAAAGGCCTCTAGGCTGCTTTTAAGAGGCGGAAACGGAGACTGGATACCAAAGTATACGGTCAGGAATATTTTTGGCAGACCAGTCCCTCAAACGTCATTTAAACACCATTACTCTCATGCAGCAGCAGGATACTATACTAGTAAATTTAATGACTGCGTTATTGTTGTTTTAGATGCAATAGGAGAATTTAATACTTCAACAATATGGGTCGGCGAAGGAAATAAAATAAAGCAAATAAAAAAGTTTAACTACCCACTTAGCTTTGGACTTTTTTATTCTGCATTTACAAAACTTATTGATTTAAAGCCTAACGAAGAAGAATATATTATGATGGGTATGTCTGCATATGGAGACCCAGAAAGATATTTTAATCAGGTTAATTCGTATTTCCCTTCAATAATAGAACAAAAATATAACTTTCATAAAGGTATACATGATTTTAATTGGGGTCGCATACCATGTATGGCAGGGTTAGAAGGCACTGGATATGCAAAAGAATACTTCGATCAAATGAAGTTTGATCTTGCTGCCGCTGTTCAAAAAGTATATGAGATTAGGCTCATGGAATTCATGAGATATGCAAAAGCAAAAACTGGTAAAGAAAAGTTAGTTTTTATGGGTGGATGTGCATTAAATTGTTCTGCTAATACTAGATTGTGGGAAATATTTGATGACATATGGATTATGCCAAACCCAGGAGACGCAGGAAGTTCTTTGGGGGCAGCTGCAGCTTTGTATGGAAAACATTTAAATTGGCAATCCCCCTACCTTGGACATAATATTGTTGGAAAGTATCCAGTTGATGAAATTGTAAATGGCATTAAGCAAAATGGAATTGTTGCCGTTGCAAACGGCAGGGCTGAGTACGGACCCAGAGCACTTGGAAATAGAAGTATTTTTGCTGACCCAAGAGATATTTCTATAAAAGATAAAGTAAATAGCATTAAGCAGAGAGAAAAGTTTAGGCCATTTGCTCCAGTAATTTTAGAAGAGTTTGCTAGCGAATGGTTTGATATGAATTTTTCTTCTCCATACATGCAGTATGCAGTTAAATGTAAATATCCAGATAAAGTTCCAGCAGTTGTTCATGTTGACGGAACCTCAAGAGTGCAGACTGTAAATAAAGAACAGCACCCAGGCCTGCATATGGCTCTAAGAAAATTTTACTGGGAAACTGGTATACCAATGCTGCTAAATACAAGCTTAAATATTAAAGGGCAACCAATTGTAAATGATTTAAATGATGTTAAAATCTGGCAAGAGCATTACGGGGAAAAAATATATGTCTGATAGAAGAAATAATCCATGGCAAAGGTCTGGTAAGCTATATGGAACTATACAAGATGCAATATTTGGCAATGTCGATAACGACTTTGAGATGAACGATTACAAAAAGAGACGAATATATTTAAATGATCTAGGAGAAGAAAATTTTGTAGCTTATACTCATACTGGGTTTAAGCATAATATATTGTATAAACACAATAAATTGCACTATAGATGCGAAGATTTTGATAAAAATGTTGACATATTATTTTCTGGATGCTCAATGACATATGGGTATGGCCTTCCAGTAGAACTTACATTTCCACATATTGTATCTAATAAACTAAATTATTCTTATGCAAACATAGGCTTGTTGTCTGAATCAGTTTCATCTCAAGTCAGAAGAACATTTGCTTACTTTAAAAAATATGGACACCCTAAATATTTATATGCAGTTTACCCAGATTTTGGAAGAATGGAATTTCCAACAAATAGTAAAGGTTTTATTACTGGAACCCAGAAAAAAATTACAAAACAAGATATTATGGAGAGAAGTAATAACTTAACTGCTTGGCTTCAAAGAAATTTTTTGCAAAATGCACATATGCCTGGAAACTTACCTAATTTAAAACTTTCTGCCCAACCTCATATTGCAGAAGAAGTTATTACTCCAGAAATACCACATTTTTATTCTTCTCAACTAATATTAATGTTACAACAATATTGTGATATTGCTGGAATAAAGTTTGAATGGACTACGTGGGACCAAGATCAATACAATATAATGTCTCAGTTTGAAGATTTTCCAAATATATTTAATCTTAATATGGATAAATGGACACCAGACTATGATAATACTTTAGACAACTATACAGACAATTCAAGCTGCCATAGTCAAATGAGAGAGGATTTAGGCACAATGTTTCATTTTGGCATGGATAGAGAGTACGGCATAGACCACGCTCATTGGGGAGCTCATAGGCATGCACATGTTGCAGATATTATACTTTCTCGTATAAACAGAATTCTTGTTGACTAAAAATATTCATAAAGATATAATGTGATTATGGATGACTTTATGGATTACGACTCAAGGCTAAGCCACTACATTGAAATTGGGGCTATATCAATTGAGGGGGTAGATCCAAATGGAGAACTAATACTTTCTGTTACTGATAAGGCTAAAGAGTTAGCTCCAGATTTATGGCAGGCTCATATAGAATACGTAGACAAACAATTAATTAATTTGTATGAAAAGGGATTAATTGAAGTAGAATACAATGAAAATTTAGAGGCAACATTTAAACTTTCTCCCACAGCGGTAGAAGACATAAAAGATAAAGGCATATGGTTAGTAGATGAAAAAGATGAATAATATTGTCATCCCCCTTGCAGGAGAAGGCAAGCGCTTTGCAGATTTTGGATATGACGTGCCTAAGCCTCTTATTGTGGTTGATGGCAAAACTTTAATTGAGCATGCAATAACAACAATTGGTATACCTGGAAGATTTATTTTTATCACCAAAAAATATAAAAATGAAAAATATAACCAAGAGCTTACATCTATATTAAAATCATGTGCTCCAGATTGTGTGGAAATAAAAGTCGACGTTAAGCATCGTGGTGCTGCAGACGCAGTTATGTTTGCTAAAGAGTATATTGATAATGATAGTCCACTATATAATGCTAACTGCGACCAGATACTTGATTGGGATGCAGAAGAGTTTGTAAATACAGTAACAAATAATGGGTGCGACTCTGCTGTAGTTTTGTTTAAGTCTAGAAGCCCAAAGCATGGGTATGCAGAAATTGTAGACAATAAAGTAACTAAATTAGTAGAAAAAGATCCTATAACAGATCATGCTATGGTAGGCTTTCATTATTGGGCAAAGGGTTCAGATTTTGTAAGGTCTGCAGAAGCTTTATTAAACAACGATGGATCAGATGAGGTTTATATATCTCATACAATAAATGGATTAGTAAATGATGGATACTATGTTTATCCATATTTTATTCCAAATAACGAGTATATTAATCTAGGCACCCCTGACGACGTGGCTTTGTATTTAGGCAAGGTTAAAGAATTTTATACAGAAAAACCAAAAACAATATTTTGCGATATAGATGGAACAATAATTAAGCATGCACATATGTTTAGCGAGATAAGCAAACATAAATCAGAAGCGCTTGCTGGTGTTGTTGCAAAGTTTAATGAGTGGGACGCAAAAGGCCATAAAGTAATTTTAACTACCGCAAGAAAAGAATCGGCAAGGCAAGGTACTGAAAAAGCTTTAGAAGAGTTAGGTCTTTCTTGGGACCTTTTAATTATGGGGGTTACTAGCGGCACAAGAGTTTTAATTAACGATAAACTAAATAGAAGAGATCCAGATAGAGCAGTTGCAGTAAGTTTAATTACAGACGAAGGATTTATTTCAGAGGATTGGTCTAAATACGGATTATGAAGTTGTCTAAGCTAAATGAAACAATAGGCGGATGGTTTGTTGGTAATTTCCCACAGGCGGCTTTTCAAACAGATGCATGCGAAGTTTCATATAAATATCACCATAAGGGTGAACATTGGCCCGTACATTATCAAGAAAAAGTTATAGAAATAAATCTTATGGTTCGAGGAACTATGAAAATGCATGACAAGATTTTACAGGAAGGCGACGTATTTATACTTTATCCATATGAAATAGCAGATCCAGAATTTATAACTGACTGCGAAGTTGTTTGTGTTAAAGTTCCTGGAATAACAAACGACAAGGTTGTAGTAAAAAAACAATGAAGCTTATAGCTCACAGAGGAAATGTTTTTGGACAAAATCCTGAAAAAGAAAATCATCCTGATTACATATTAGAGGCTTTAGAGTATGGCTGTGAAGTAGAATTAGATTTATGGGCAAAAGATAACGATTTATTTCTAGGGCATTCAAGCCCCGATTATCCAATATCTTCAGAATTTCTTGAGTCAAATTCTGAAAAATTTTGGGTTCATTGTAAAAATATAGAGGCCCTTTGGATTTGCATGTTTAAATTAAAAAATATCCATTATTTTTGGCATCAGGAAGATGACGTATCGGTTACAAGCAAAAAAATTTTTTGGACATATCCAGGTAAACCTTTAACTCCAAACTCTGTTTTACTTATTTTAAATGAAGAGGCTTTAAAAAAAGAACAAATTGGTGGAGATATATACGGAATATGTACAGACTATGTAGATGAAGTAAAGGGGCGCTTAATTAATGCATAACAATGGCATGAAGGCTAGATTTGAGTTTGATTCCGTAGAAGCAGTTGATGTTCCAGAATCAGTTGGAAAAATATTTAAATTAAAAAATGTTAATTTTACTCCTAAACAGGGTGCTGAAGTTGTTGAAGTTCCAGGTAAAACATTTTTTGTTAGTGCAGGGTATTACATATGGCATTTTTTGTTTGATGAAATTGCTGCCTACATATATGTTAAAAAACATGTTAAAGATTTAAATTTAATGTGGGTATATCAGCCAGATATTAGATCTAATACCAAAGAAGATTTTTTAAATGAAATAAAAACAAGATCTTTTCATAATGAAAACACAACTGGAATAGAAGTTCATAAATACTTTGAAGATGTTATGAGAATTTTTGGCGGACAAGACTATGTTTTTTGCCCTAAAGAAAGAGAAACAAACTATCATTTTGAAGAATTATATTTAGTTTGGGATCCTCATGATTTTTTTGTTGATAAAAAATATAAATTTTTACAGCTAGGAAACCATTGGTCTGGTGTGCCGTATGCTTGGTGGACTAGATATAATTGGCAAGAAGGCGATAGATTTACTGGCGATATATTTGAGCATCAATGGTGGAGAAGAATAGGTATATCTGAAATGAGAAGTATCTTCTTAAAAGAATTAGAATCTTATCCTGAAATGCCTTATAAAAAAATTTTTATTTCTAGAAGAGATGCTGATGCAAGATACAGTAAGGAGTTAACAGAAGAAAAAGATAAATTATCTTTTTTTAGATACGTGGATCCAGAAATTAATAATATGATTGAAGATTATTATGTAGAGCGTGGATACCATCCAGTTAATTTTGAGGGCATGTCTTATTTAGATCAATTAAATTATATAAGAAGCGCCACACATGTTGCTGGATTAATTGGATCTGGATTTACAAGCCTGTTTGTTGCAAAGCCAGGTTGCGTAGTAACAGAGATACTAGTAAATAAAAAATATAACTACACGTATAAGTTTCTTGCGGATATTGTTCCATTTAGGCTACACAGAATAGATCTTAGGTTACTAGTAGGAACACCAGAAAAGTTTCAAGAAATTTTTAAATTAAAAAATGATTACATAGATTCTTTGGAGGAAAGCTATCAAAAATATAATCCAAACAATTAATGTTATGGACATATTTCCAGTTACCGAAACTACTTTTTGTATGAGGTTTCCTAATATGCAATACACTTCTTACGCAATGAAGCAGAGTGAGTATCCATTGATTCCAAAGTTAGACGTTGAGCCAAATTTAAATAGAGACATACTTGTTCTTCCCTATGTTGAAAAATATTTTCATACATTTTTTGAGTATATTCCTAAAATTTTATTTTTAAAAAATATTAATCCAGCAGTCTTAGTTATATTTGTGTGTTCTGAAAAAACACAGTATGATGAGGATACGAATCTTTTTCATTCTTGGAAAAATATTGGTAATCATAGAGAAGATCATTTTAAAGATTTTTTAGATAGATCTCAAATTAGTTATGTTTGCACCTATAAAGACTCTGATTTTTTTAAAAATATGATTGCTCGTTCTGGATATGTATTTTATGATTCAATAAAAAAGATTCATATGAAAAGATGGATGAATGATTTTTATAAATTTCCAAGCTCGATATCTTATTTTCCAACCTGTTCTCAGACTACAGATACGCTTTTACCAATGGTAAAATATTTAAAGGGCATCAACAATGACAATATAGAATCTTTTAGGTCTATATATATATCTAGAAGAAATTTTCCAGAAAGAACTTTAGATAATGAAAAGCAACTAGAACAATTTATGCTAGATAGTGGGTATGAAGTATATTGTTTTGAAGATATGAATATTTTTGATCAAATAAGGTTAGCAAAAGAATCAAAAAGAATTATTATTTTGAATGGTTCGTCTGCTGCTAATTGCGTATTATCAAATCCAGGAACAGAAGTTATTGCTTTTAATAATGGCGCTGAAATTGTAGGGGTTTACGAAAATGCATGTAAAATGTATAATATAGATTATAAATTAATAGAGATGCCAAATAACGATGCATTATGGATTATTGATTATTTAAAACAAAATAATTTAAACAAGCCTTTGTAGCTCAGAGGACAGAGCAGGACTCTTCTAAGGTCTTGGTCGCAGGTTCGACTCCTGCCAAAGGCGCAATTGGGGATTAGCTCAGCAGGCAGAGCGGGAAGCTGTTAGGAATATTAATTTCTTTTGCTATTTCTAATTCAAGGCGGGCACCCTTTGATTGCTCCCACCCTTCTATCATTACTATGGCTTCTGCTTCCAGTAATTGTTTAATATCTTTACGCATGTACTCATGTCTTGGCAAATCTTTTTTACCTTCAAAAGCCTCAGCAGGATTAAATACTATTGCACCTTCTTGCCTAAGTATTTTAGCAACTTTATTAAAAGCTGGATGGTTAAATTCTGGAATACCAGTCATAGGTCCAGATATATATATATATTTACCATTCATTATTGTCACTAATTATTTCCTTTTTTATTAAGGCATAAAATATCCAGGATGTGGTATTAAGCAGTCCATATATGCGTATCTTGTACCAGAAGTAACCTCAAGTGTTTCATGCTCATACTCTCTATCAACTTTAAAAATCAATAAATCATTTTCTTCTGGTTTATACTTAAAATTAATTTTTGGAAAGTTAATCTCTCCGCCTTCAAAATCTCCAATATACAACCCTATTTTGTAATAAGCTATTGGATTATCGTTAATATAAAAAGAAGAATTGTTATTTATTTCAGCAAATTGTCCAGTTTTTAATCTTACAAAATTAGCATGTTGATACATCCAATACTCTGGAGCAAAATAGTTAAATATTGGATCATGAAACTGATTATCTATGACATCAAGGCTGCACTTATCTCCCCAAAATGTACCCTCTATGTCGCCTATTTCATAGTTTCCATGTCTATGCCAATCATTTTCTTCAAAACTATTTAGTTTATCTTTATATATTGTTAATAGTTCTGGATCTAAATAATTTTTAATTAAATAAATTTCATCAAACAGCTTAACTGTTCTAGGATCAGATTTAAATCTAGGCTCAGTTACGAGCATCATCGGCAGTCCAAAGGTCTCCGAGTAGCCATCTTCCTATAGACTCTTCAGATCGGTCATTTACGTACTTAAAGTACTTATCACTCTTGTAATTATAAAAAGTTCCTGGGGCCATATCATATTTTGTTGCAAAACAAGAAAATGCGTATCTTACGCCCTTTGTTACAGGTTTAGTTGCATGAAAATATGGAGCTTCTGCTCCGTGAATAACCACGTCTCCAGGTTCTGGCTTATATACTAATTCTCCAGGCATGCATTCAATATCACCATTAGGCTTTAATGTGCCATCTGCTAAAAATGCTGGATAAAAAACTTCTCCGCCTTCATCATGAGCCTTGTCTTTTCCAGGATTGTCTGCATGTAAAAACATTCCTTCGTGACCAACTCTAGATGTAATTACTTGTGATTGAGGATTAATTACATAATCTGGGTAGAGCAATTCTGAAACATGCTCCCATAGATCTATAATTCCAGGCACTGGTGGACTCATTTTATCGTCATACCAAGGAATTGCATTGCCCTCTTCTTTAAAAGATTCTGGATTAAATGTGTCTAATATTTTAACAAATCTATCGCACATTTCACGAGGAACATACCCTTTAAATACGTATATACCTTCGGTTAATTTAGTGCATCCTGGCTTATCATAGAACATATATGTATTATATCACAGCTAAAATTCGACCCTTCCTACATTATAAATAAAATGCTATAATATATAAATGAGTATAGAAAACCATAAATGGGTTCGCCTACCTAGCGGGGAAGTAAACGAGGCCTATCTTGACCATAACACACACAAAGGTCCTTTTTGTGTAAACTGTTTTAAATTTTTCTGTTTACAATGTGAAAAAGACTTAGGGCTAAATAGTAGTGGATCTGCATCTGATGGATCTGTAGATTATTATTTACCTAAGTGTGAAGCAAATCTTGATAATGAGGTAGAAGCGTGGTCTCCAATTGGTGGAGAACTAGCAGTTTCATTAATAGAAAGAAAAGTACATGCCTAATCCAGTATACGTTAAAAACGATATTTTGTTGATAGAAGATTTTTTAACACCAGAAGAAACACAAAAACTTTTTGAGTTTGCAAGCAACCCCGAAGCAGACTGGTCGTACCAATATGATTATGATATTGCAGAACAAGCTTCTCAAGGCGGTAGATTTAAAGAAGGTGATCCAGAGTTTGATGAAGTAGTTGCAAAGAAAAACCCATTTTGGTCAGACAAGATGCTTGCAATAAAGTTTCCAGCACTACAAACAGAATTAACAAAAAGAACATTAGCAGTTTTTGATGATAAATATAGAATTAATCAGATTGCAAGAATCCAAAGACAGTACCCTGGATCAGAACTAAAGCAACACCACGATCAGGGCTATGATTTAACTTTACAAAGAGCTGTTATTATTTATTTAAACGATAACTATGAAGGCGGAGAAATTTATTTTACACAACATGATGTTAGGCTAAAACCAAAGGCTGGGTCACTAATAACTTTCCCAGGCACAGACGATTACTTGCATGGAGTTGCAACAGTTCAGCCAGGTGAAACAAGGTACGTAATAAGCACCTTTGCTTTCAATAAATAGGGGGAGATTAAAATTTTAAAAGTATCAATAATTGGATGCGGTTTTGTAGGAGCCAGACTTGTAGAAGAAATAAACTCTGAAAGAGAAGAAAGTTTTCTACTGGCAAGAGAAGAGCACGGAGCAAAGATTGTTTTAAACACCGTTTTAGTTAAAAATGTTGCAAAGTATTCTGATAACACACCAGCTAACTACACATCTAATCTTAATGATTTATTGTCTGATGACTCAAACCTTGTAATAGATGCTAGCAATAATTCAACATCTGAGTGGGCTAGAGGAACATTAACTGAGCTAGCTAAAGCTGGAAAGTCTGTAATAATTCTAAACAAACCCTTGCTTGCTAATAATGTAAATCTTTTTGGTGAGTTAGAAAAAACTTACGGCGTAAAATTTTTAATTGGTGCCTGCATTTCAAAAAACTCTCCAATTAACGTAAGCCAACTTAATTATTTATTTAATGGCACTGAACGATTTGAACAGCGTGGGCACTCTTCAGATGAAGTATGCCGAGCAATTTTTGAAGAAGTTCTATATTTTTATAATAAGTAAAATATGATATAATTGTTACAGGACGCCCAATAGGGGTCCTAATTAACTTATTCGCTTGAAGGAGGAATAAAATGGTAACAACATTTGCATGGGACCTTTTTAAGGACCCATTTTTTATTGGGTTTGATAGAGCCCTAGATACATGAGGGAGAAACAGAAGCGGAGAATAACGATTCGAAGTTTATTCACCGTGGTATTGCTGCTCGTAAATTTACTCGTGAGTGGGCGCTTGGCGAACATATGGAAGTCAAGACGGCTGAACTTAAGGACGGAATGCTAAAGATTGATATTGAACGCATTCTTCCAGAAGAAAAAAAGCCAAAGACAATTAAAATCAAGTAAGGTATAATAGAAGTCTGCACCCCGTCACTGGGGAGTCGCAGACTATTCGGGTCGCTACCCGAAGGATACACCTGAGCATGTGTATAAACTGCTCCTTAATTTTAAGGAGAGTGAAGTAATGCCCATTTATGAATACAAATGTGAGTGTTCACCAGAAAAAATTGTATCAAAAGAAAGATCAATAACATCTATTGAGCCTAACTATCTTTGTACAAGTTGTGGTAAAAGACTACAAAGACATTACGGATCCTTTGGAATACAGTTTAAAGGTACAGGATTTTATAAAACAGATAACGTTAAGTGATTAGATGATATAATTACTATGTAACAAAATTTGTTATGTAGGAGTTATAGTTGACTAGGACTAAGCTATGGAGATTAACATTAACAGCCATTTTAGGGTTTGGTTGGCTATTCCTTACACCTGCTTATAGCGATGATCCATTAAGTTTAGCCGCTCAAGAAATACAAGAGCTAAACGAAAAAGTTGGCAACCTAACAGAAGAGGCTGAAACTCAAGCCCTCATAGATATAGCAGAAGATAAATATGATGATGCAGTAGCCGCAAAAGAGGCTAGAGATGATGCATATGATGCATATGATGCGGCGGTAGCATCAGAGGCAACATCATTACAAGAAAAGAATACAGCTCAATCAGCAGTAGATGGGCAAACAGCAACAGTTGCTACATATTTGTCACAAAAAAATTCTGCTAAAGATGATTTAGATATAGCACAAATAAATTTTTCTACTGCAAATAGCAATCTTCAATC